TACGCTTTGAAGCCCCAGATATCCTTGCAGATGCTGGCGGAGATATGACCAAAGCATTTAACAACATTCGTCGTCCATTCCGCAGCCACTTACTGCAAGGTCAAATGTATTTAGAATTAGCGCACCGTATGTACGGTGATGAAGCTCCAAAAGAGATTGTTTTTTTGTACGAGAACAAGGCAGACCAAGCAACTAAAGAGTTCACTGTTAAAGCAGACTATGAAATTGTTGAACGCATTTTCTTTAGTGCCTCAAAGGTAATTGCTGCTGTAAAAGCAAAGAAGATGCCTGAGTGCAACGTTAGTTCTGATGGTTGCAAGTCTTGTAACTCTTTAGTGGATTTGGAGGAGTGGGGTGCTTAATTTAGGTCCAATGTCGTCTTTAGCAGTAAAGCGTATGACAGAACAAAACATTAATATGTGGCCTGACCAGTCAGAGCAACCAAAAATGCCACGAGACATTTCAGTGTTAGACAGCGATGAACTTAGCGCATTGTTTACTCAACTAACAGCGTGGTCTAATTTTGTTGCAGGTCAGTTAGCTGCGTGTCAAGTAGATGAGCATGTTATAAATAAGAAAAAAGATTCTTTAGAAGCTCAATTGTTTTTAGCTAAAGACAATTCAAAAGTTAAAGGTGAGAGAGTAACTCTTATCAAAGCTCAGGTTGCTGCTGACCCAAAGATTATGGATTTAGAAGACCAACTTACTCACGCTTACGCATACCGCAAGATGGTAGAGGTTGTAGCCAACAACTTTGAACGAGATGTAGCGTTGGTTTCTCGTGAGATTACTCGTCGTACAAATGATTTCCGTGCAACACGAAAGGATAAGTTCTCCGCATGATTATCGGCCTAACAGGTTACGCACAAGCAGGTAAAGACAGTGTTGCAAAGAGTCTTGTTCAAAACTACGGGTACACTCGTGTTGCATTTGCTGACAAGATTAGAGAGTTGTTAATTGAAACAAACCCTTTTATTAGAGATGGGTTTAGAGTTGAAGGCGTTGTTAGCGCGTATGGTTGGGACCAAGCAAAAATATTGTTTCCTGAAATAAGGCACTTGCTTCAAAGTTTAGGTGTAGGTGCTCGTAAAACATTTGGAGATGAGTTTTGGATTCATCAAGCACTAAAAGACCTTAACTCTAAAGATAAAATTGTTATTTCTGATGTAAGGTTTGTAAATGAAGCTGAATGCATTAAACAACGTGGTGGTCAACTTTGGCGGGTTAAACGCCCAGGAGTTGCAGCAGTTAATAATCACATTTCTGAGTCAGATTTAGATGGATATAAAGTAGATAAGATTTTAAGCAACGGAGGCACACTTGAGGAACTAGAGTTACTAGTCCACACAAGAATGGACTCCTAAGCTCATGACAACTAAAGTAATAGACGGCGGATTAAACACTGCAGGCAAGGTGTCAATCGGTATTGACCAATCTCTTACAGGGTTTGCGTTAACCGCACTTTCATTAGACGACCCAAAGAAACACATCACTTGGGTGTACAAATCTCCTTACTTTGGAATTGAGCGCCTTGTAGATATTCGTCAATGGTTAACAGACCATTTAATGTATTTAGAAGAACATGACTTAGATGTTGTGGATTTAGCGATGGAAGGAACAGTTCTTGCAAGCCAAGCAGCATTAGTTCTTGGAGAACTCTCAGCAACGGTACGGTTAGCCATTTACGATATGTACGGTGAAGATGATCCACGTAGATTCCCCCTTAAAGTTCCGCCAATGACCTTGAAGAAATATGCGTCAGGCAAAGGAAACGCCAAGAAGCAAGAGATGTTGTTACAGATATACAAGCGATGGGGTGTGGAGTTCAATGACGACAATGCTGCAGATTCCTACGCTTTGGCACGCCTTGTAGGAAAATTTTCAATTAACGAAGTTGAAAAGGCAGTAGCTGAGCAAATGTCAGACCCTAAATACCGAGACCAAGCGCGGTTTTAGACCTATCCTTTAGTTCGGGAGTGGCACACGAAACCGAATCAAAGGACTAACAATTGAGTAACACACCAGAAGTACCACAAGAAGAGCCGTTTTTGCGAGTGAGTGCAAGCTCCAATCCGCAAAGTGTAGCCTCCGCCATTGCCCATGCTATTTACGACAAGCGGGAAGTAAAACTCCGTGCTGTTGGTGCAGGAGCAGTAAACCAAGCAGTTAAAGCCATTGCCATTGCTCGTGGGTATGTAGCCCCTCGTGGTATGGATTTAACCGATAAGCCAGGGTTTACAACCATTGAGTCACGAGATGGCGAAATTTCTGCAATCGTCTTTCACATTACAGCAAGCTAAAACCGTCGTATCCTTATACCAAAGCAAGGAGTAATTATGGCAAATTGGACAGACATGGGTCACGCAATGCGACGTCGCATGGGCGCACCTTCCAACCACCACTTAGAATCAGCAGGTAAGAATATGAGCAAAAACATTCCAACAACAGAAGAAATTTTAGCTTCTGCAGAACACGCAGCTTCACCACGTCGTTATATGGGTATGGACGCTGCAAAGTTTAACAATGTAAGCGGAACTCCAACCGTTGGTAAGCAAATGCCAAAGAAGAACACACAGGCTGGAGACCCAACATCTGGTGGAAAAGCAAACCGCTCAAATGTTTCTGCAGGTAATGCAGCGCAATCAGAGCGTTCAGGTGCTCGTCACCGCATCTCAGTGAAGTTTCCTGCAGGACACGACCCAGCAGCATCAGCAACAATGTCAAGTGGCAGAGTTGTTCGTTCAGTAGCTGGTCGTCAAGCACCAAACTTTAACGACGGAAACAGCGCTTCATACTAATATGTCATTTCTTTCTTCTGAAGAGTTTGGTTCTACAGTGAACACAGGCAGGCCTACGCAATACCACACTGAGACCGAAGCTCCGTTGTCACTGAGCAAATCAACCAGCACAAGTGTTGGTCAACAAACTGCTTGGCGTCCAAAAAGAGGAGCATCGTTATCTCGTCAAACTTCTGGTAGTACATTGAACTTTGATGATGCAGGTTCTTCAACTCCACTGCCTAAATCAGACCCTGGAGCAAACTTCTTAAAAGGTTAGTTCTCAGGAACAAGCCCATGGAGGGCGCAATGTTCTTCGTACATTCGGTCAACTAACTCATCTTTTTGAGTTGGTTCACCGATGTACGAGGCACACAGCTCACAAAAGACAGCCCAAATAGTTGGATTAAAATCTACGGCAACAACGTCTACTGACATTTGGTCTCCTTTATACAGACATTTAGCGCTCTAAGAAGGAAAATAGTAACATGATTCCTAACAGTGACGGACGTAGCGTAGCGGCGCAAGTGAAGGAAAGCTCACGCCCAAGCTACACTAAAGAAGAAACACGCCTGTTAGCTAGTAATCCAAAAGGAGCTCAAGAGTTTATTGACTCCACAAATCACTACGGTGGAGCCTCAATTAATTTGACCAGCGGCAATGTTATTCAGCCTGGTGAAAAAGTATTCTTAGTAGGAAAAGAGCCGTCTAAACTCAGTGGTCACCCAGTTGACACAGCGTTTGAAAGTACAGGAACTAAATCCCCAAGTTTAAGTGCACAGCAGTTTGCGTCTCATTTTTTGCGTTTGCAAGGACATGCAACTGACTCTAAAGCGGTAATGGGTAGTTGGGTTGACTCTAAGGCAAAAGAAAAAGGCGTTCAACTTGATTTGTCTACAGGACACAAATACAAGAAGACTGCTGAAAAGAAAATGATTTCTCGCAACGAAGATGCCGTTTGGAATATGCACAATATGCGTAATATTCGTAACGAAGCAGCACGTAAGCGTCACGGTATTACCGAGCCACGTCCACCGAAGGTTAACTAATGCCAGGTGGAGTAAATAACTTTTCACCATCACAGAACTGGCAGTCCCTTGGGGCTGGCGGTGTGTATGGGTACAATAACCAGGGTGGTGCAGGAACTTCTGTAGCCCGTGACCCTATGGATGCGTCTCGCATTGGCGTGGGACGTGTTCCATCTGCCGAGTATCCTGATGGATACCTTGGCACTATCCGCTCACGTCGTGATGACCGTTTGTTGGATAGTATCAAGTCTCGCGTCAACCAGAAAGCCTATCAACGCGGTGTACACAAGGGTGAGCGCATTGAGCCATCTATGTACTTCTGGCCTGATGGCATTAACCCTATGTCTGGTATTGAACGTCAGATGAAAGCTAATTACGTAAATGTAAATGGAGTTAACGTCTATCAAGCATTACGTAGTACACCTCAAGTAGCGTTGCTCCCAGCACCTCACCTTGTTAACGACGGTAAAGCAAATACTGTCGCTACATCACCCGCAGAAATTAATGAGCGTCGTCAAGCAATGCTTGCCTATTTGAAACCAGCGTGGCGATAATGACGCAAAAATTTGACGGTAATTACGACTATACAAAACCATGGCGTGCACCAATACAACCTGACCAAGTTGCAAAGCGTTGGCAGTACAACGGGCCGTTCACATCTAATATGGAGCGCCTAACAACTCAAGCGCTGATGATTATGAACGTTCCTGGAAAGGACATCCAAGCAATGGTTCGTCCACCTCTTCCACAGATTCGTTTATTCCCTGACCGTTTTGGTTATGGATTTCGTGGACAACCAGGAATTGACGATGTCGTAACTATAGACCGCGTCTATGCAGAGCCACGTGTATCTTGGTTCTCAGGTGGTCCAGCAGGTTTCCAAGCTGCATCTCGTAATGAACTAGGGGGTATCTAATGGACGATGGCGATGGCTCATTTATGGTGGAGATTCAGGCACGTCAAATTGCTGAGAATGCAACCCGTTACAAGGGTTCACACCCATGCTCAACCTGCGGAATTATTATGAATCCAGTACAGGTTTTACACAGCAAAGGCATGTGTGCATCTTGTTACTCTCAAAAGATGTCTGACCGTATAAAGCGGAAGATGGTTTAATCATGGCTAAAAAGAAAAAAGCAGCAGCAAAACCTTCAGATAAAGTAGGTATGACACCTGAGCGTGAAGCCGAAATTGCTAAAGAAACTGAAGCATCGTTAGCTGCTGCCCGCGAAGCTGAGTCAAAGCGCATTGCACGTGTCGGCGCAACTGGTGTAAAGGGCACAACAGAACGTACAGCGGTAAGTGTTGACGCTAACCCAGGAGTAAAGTTTAAAAAGAAACTTACTCGTGACACAAAAACTGGTCGTGCAAAAGTAGCAGACGTTGAAGCCCGACCAACTGTAGGGCAAGAAGACCAGGGTCCCTCTGCTGCTCCTAAAGTTCAACTTCCAGGACCTGTTATCAGTACTGGAAAAAAATTAGCGCAAAAAGGTATTAGAGCCCCTAAGCGCGGCGAACTTGCTCGCGGCATCACTATTGTTGACCCAGGTCCAAAAAGAAAAAAGAAAACACGCTCAAAGACAGTTGTGCGAGACGCAGATACTGGTCGTGCACGTCAGCGACGTCCAGAAGAGTTTACAAGAACAGAAGTAGAGCCAGTAGCTCCAAAACCTGAGCGCACTCGTCCTACCATTGCTCCTGGAGCAGGTCCCCTTCGTGAGCCTGTCCATATTGATGTAACTGCACCTGCGGGTAACCAAGCAAGCCGTAAGTTAAAGGGATTAGCAGTTCCTCACAAAGTCATTGCTCCAGCAGTAAACCAAGCTCTTAAACATTTAGACGATATGGCAGCAACTAAAGGCACCACTGAGCACCACAGTCACGCACAGGCATTTAACGCTATTCACCCTACGATTTTAGGTATGGACGCCACTATCCACCACGCATTAGGGGTTATGCATAACCACGTAATGCACCCAAAGGATAATTCTTCTAGCGTTATAACCATAATTAAGTCTGGTATTGCCGATAGACTATCTGAGGGTAAAAAGATGGAAACCCAGCGAGCCCAGAGACAAGGAAGAAGATAATGGCGAAGAGTATTAAAAATCCTGCAGTTGCAGCAGCGGCAAAAGCTGGCTCAATTAAAGCAATGCCAAAGAAAGAACCAATTAAGAAAGTTCCAGTAGAAAACATTTCAAAGCCTGCAACTAAATTTTTTGGTGTCCCAACTTTGAAAGGACGAGGAAAACCAAAGATGGTTGAGCCTGGTTCTAAAAAAGAGGCAAAACTTAAAGCTAAAGTGGAATGGGCTAAAGAGTACGAAAAAAAATCTACTGCAAAATCTAAAGCTAAAACTGCAGCACTGAAAGCAAAAGGTAAAATCTAATGGAGTGGAACGACCGTCGTAAGGCTAGAAAAGCTGCTAAAACAGGCGCTAAATTAGTTGAGGAATGGAAGCAAAACAAAGGTAGAGCACTCCACGAGACTGGCGCGTTTCGGGCACAAGATAGTAACTGGAACCGTCCTAAGCATTCTTCACAGGCAGAGAGCCAAGCAGCAAGAGAATTGGATTGGTAAAGGAACTCACATGACAGTTAACTCATCACGCTCAATGAACGCCTCACTAAATGCAGGCGCGACAGATGGCAAGTATCGCAAAGCTCGTCCAGATACAGAGGTAATCCCTGGTAACGGTGACGAAGCAACGCTAGACAACCGTCAATCACTTCATCCTTTTTATGGTTATGGTTTCATCACATCTGAATTTCCAAACAAGGTAAACCCAGGTAAGTAACTATGGCTAAAAGAACTTCTAACCGTAACGCGGGACCGCTTATTGCAGCTCGTGAACCTTTTAAGGGAAATAACTTTGAAGGTCACCCAGGAGCACCGCGTTCACACGGTTGGTTATCTGGTACTCAGTTTTCAGAGGCACTAAAGGGTCTAAAGAACATTGACTACACAGTTAACGACCCACGTTCTAACACGCCTTTGGCTGTACACCACGAAGGTGGATGGCACTACCCAGATGTTTACCACAGCTCAACTACTGCACAAAAGCAAGCGGTTACTCGCCGTGCAATTGGCGTGAAGAGTGAGCGTGAAAAAACTATGGAACGCCGTGCAGAAAAACGCAAAGCAAAACAAGAAGCAACAGACCACGAGCTTTGGAACAAGTAAATGAGAACGGCAGTTGGAGCACCAGACCCTGGTGAGTTTGAACGTAGACAACCCCATAACTTGTTTAACGACCGACGTGTTGGGGGAAAAGCAAAGAACCGTGCTTCCCTTGAAACATACCACGCTAAACCAGTAAAGAAGGCTTCTGGAGGTCAAGTTCCACCAAAGGGACCAAATGACCAGTACCAAAAACCTAAAGGTAAAAATAAATAATCTGTTAGGATAATCGGACTAATACAAGGAGCACAATGAGTAACGTACCTATTCTTGGCGAAAAGAAGATGGACAATGAACCGATGTTTCGGTTGTTGTACTGTCTTGTCTGTCAATCTTTAGACGAACTTCCCCCATACGATGGTGACCCAGAACAAGACCACCTGTTAGCAATCGCCTGTGAAGCACACGTATTCCCATCAGGTGAGCCACATAAAGGTAAGCTGTTTGTTCTCCCATTACGTGCTTGGGCAAAGACAGAGTCTAAAAAAGAAATTGTTCGCCAGATTAAAGGCGGGGGCTCTAAGGGCCTTGCAGAAGTAGATGACACCTTTTACGACTCACGATCTATGTTCTTAGACGACGCAATGAAATGCTATCAACAACACAACAAGCCAAAAGATGGATGTAATGATTGGCAAATCAAAGAGAAATTACTCATCCCTAATACTGCAAAAGAACGTAAAGCAGAGGGTATGGGTCGCTACCAAGATGAAGCAGGTCCAAAGACCTACCTCTGTAATTTCTGCCCAGTATCTATCGCAGTAAACCAACGCAAACAAAAACTGTTAGGACTAAACTAATGACTGAAGAGACACCACAAATTCAAGCAGCGTACTCCGTAATAATGAGGTCAGATGGGACACTTGAGACAGTTCCTGTTACTGAGAACGTGACGCGTACCGCTAGTACCTACGACATCTATCAGACTAGCAAGCAGTTGGTATCAGAAATTGATGATTTCCTATTGGCTGAGCGTGTTGCTAAAGCCGTAGTTGACGCCCTACAGCCTGTATCTCCTAGCGAGCAACAGCGTGCAAAGATTGCAGAAGCATTATCTGAGCGTGGGATAGACCCAACAAAAGCTTAATACGCTCTAAACTAAGGCTATGTTTAAGAACTTAGGAAGTAACTCAAACCCTGTACACATCCAGGGAACTGCTACTTCCTATTTTTCTGCCCCTGAAACAGAGTTAGACCCTAAATTATTCTCAGAAAAGACTCTAAAGGGATGGGTTCGTAATGGAATCCTGCAACTTCTATTTGGGTTTCTAAACGAGAAGTACCGTAACCCAAACCTATGGGCACACGTATGGATTGCAGGCTCTGGTGTCTCATACCAGTGGTCAGCAGCACGTCAACCTGGAGATTTAGATGTTCTTATTGGAGTGAACTACATCCAATTCCGCAGAGCACACCCAGAGTTTAAGGGTCTTGGTGATGTAGAGATTAGCCGTATGTTGAATGAAGACTTCCGCAATCACTTACAGCCAGAGACACAGAATTGGAATGGGTACGAGGTTACTTTTTACGTAAACCCAGGTGCTACTGACATTCGCACTATTAACCCTTACGCAGCCTACGACTTAACCCACAACGAGTGGACAGTACATCCTGAGCAAACCTCTGCGCCAGAGAACCGTGTATGGGACGAGTTTGCAAAGCGTGACCTAGTAAAGGCAACAGAGATTGTCACACGCTATACCAAGGCTCTGACTGATGTGCAGGGAGCCCAGAACGACCCAGCACGCCGTAATGCAGAGGCACAACTACACGCCGCCCTAATACAGGGCTCTGCAATGTATGAAGACATCCACGGAGCACGGAAGTTTGCTTTCCGTCCAGAGGGTGAAGGTTATGCAGATTTTTACAACTATAGATGGCAGGCTGGTAAGAAGTACGGAACCGTACCTGCCCTACGAAAAATGTCTGAGTACTGGTCAGCATACAAAGCGCAACAAGCAGACGATACCTACGGCGTTGAACTGCCCGATACTCAGACCCTAATTAGAAGAGCGGCAACCTACCGAGCAAAGGGATAGACCATTAACATACTCGTATCACTAGACGGCGTACTAAGTTCGGACTCTGGGGAACCAATCCGTGCAGGAGTGGCGCTTTACTACGCCCTAAACATCAACAACCGTGTTGCCATTATGACTTCTCGCAAAGAAGCAGATGCTAAACAATGGTTACAGTCGCACGGAATAATTAACTACGACGACCTTATTGACTCTTCTTTTGAGCTGGCAGGTGAGGACCTAAAGAAGAGACAGTTTGTTATATCTCGTTCCAGAGCTCCAATTGAGATGTATGTAGATGCTGACCCAACTATGTGTGCTTGGGTGTTTGAAGAACAGCGAGTTCCAGCAATCCTATTTAGCCACCCTAATTTTGCATCGGTTGAGAACCGACCAGATGCTCCAAAGAAGGTACGACGCTGGTCAGATATTGAAGAGGCTATTACCAAGGTCAACATCGCACGTTCAGAACAAGCTCAAAGACCAAAAGATACAGTGGCTGAACTCTGGTCTGATTGATGCGTATCATCTTTAGCGGGGCTGAAGTAGGCTCCAACCGCAATCTTCTTTTTGGCTCAAAGGTTGAGTCAATGGGACTCAACTTTTGGACTCTTCGCAAAAGAGGGTTACCTACTACCAAAAGATGGTTAATTAGTGAACATTTTGATTCTACGATCCAAGTGTTCATTGAGTCTGGTGCAGCTCAAGCTGACAAAGCAGGGCTTTCAAAAGAAGAATTAACTTCTTTAGCCGCTGATTACCAAGAGTTCCTTGTGGATAACTCTGAAAGAGCATCAGCCTTTATGGAGTTTGACTCTATGGTTCTTGGTAAAGACTGGGTAGAAGCACAACGACCCTTCTACGAACACGACCCTAAGTTTTGGGTGGTCTGGCACGAAGAGTATGGGCTTCCTTCCCTCAAACTAATGTCTCAGACCTACCAGAACGTAGTCATACCCAATGATGAGATTGAGGCTGTAACCAGCCTAGCCGCCCTCACACGGGGCTACCAGAGGCAGTTTGGAACTCAGTATCACGCCCTTGCCTGTGCCAAGCCAGACAACATCCGACAGGTACCATTTAGCACTGCCAGCACATTGTCGTGGCTTAGCCCAATGCGCAGAGGTGAAACAATCGTCTGGGATGGCACCCAAATCAAACGCTATCCAAAGCGTATGAAAGACCAAGCACGACCTCGCTACAAGCGCATTGTAGAGAAAGCAGGGCTAGACTATTTAGGGTTTAGCCAAGATAACACCCTTGAAGCGACTAGAGTTGCGGTCTGGTCATACCTACAGTTAGAGGCATCAATGGACAAGAAAACCCCTGATTTGCACATCATTGATGGTGGCAAAAACAAGGAAGTATCTGATAACAGCGACACCCCACTTATGAGTGGTTTGATGGAACTAGGGGGGGTACTTTCTGATAACAGTGCTTCTGAGATGCGGAAACTTGAGCGCCAAGAAGTGGTGCAGAGAGACCCATCTGAGGTTCAGAATCTACCTGTTTTTGGGTACAAGATGAAGACTGTCGTTGAAACAGATGACGATGGCAAAGATGTTTTGATGGACATCCCAGTAATTCAGACCCAGCAATCTTCTTTACGGCAATGCGATACTTGCTTCGTGGCTGCTAACTGTCCAGCCTTCAAACCACAAAACACCTGTGCTTTTAACCTGCCGATTGAAGTCAAGACCAAAGACCAACTCAAGGCTTTGATGACCTCAATGATTGAAATGCAGGGTCAAAGAGTCGCTTTTATGCGTTTTGCTGAAGAAATGAATGGTGGATACGCAGACCCTAACGTCTCTCAAGAAGTTGACCGCCTAATTAAAATGGTTAAAGAAGTTAACGACATGGCCTCAGACAAAGAGTTCATTCAGATTACAGCACAGCGTCAAGGTGCTGGTGGAGTTCTCTCTGCCATCTTTGGAGACAAAGCTCAAGCTCTGAGAGAGTTACCTCAGACCTTAAAAGAAGATACAGTCACTAAGATTATCCAGTCTTCAATAGAAGATTAACTATCTGATAACAGTACCTACTGTAACTTGAACTAAGGTTCACCCTGCGCAGATAGATTTTGAAGTAAACAAAGTTAGCAAGTGCGTGGTAGGTTTCGCCACGGCACAATAGGTCTCCCTGTTGAGGGGTATTTACACAAACATAGAAATGGTGGTAAGGAATTGGGTCTGTTTTCTTTTGAACTAACAACTGACTTCGTCGCTTCGTACAAGGACAAGAAGGCTCCTTTTGGGTACAGGGATGCCGCTGGAAACTCGGTTGGAGAAATCACTTTTCTTCGTACCTATTCACGCCTAAAGGCAGATGGTACTAAGGAGACTTGGGTAGATGTATGTGAGCGTGTCATCAACGGTATGTACTCACTGCAGAAAGACCACGCTAAGCGTCAGCGTCTTCCTTGGTCAGACGCTAAGGCAGCAGCCTCGGCTAAAGAAGCATTTGACCGTCTCTTCAACCTGAAGTGGACTCCACCTGGACGTGGACTATGGGTAATGGGTACCCCACTCGTTAATGAACAACGCAACTCTGCTGCTTTGCAGAACTGTGCGTTTGTATCTACTGGGTCAATGGTAAAGACCGACCCAGCCAAACCATTCGCTTTCCTTATGGAAGCCTCAATGCTCGGAGTGGGCGTTGGCTTTGATGACAAGGGAGCAGACAAGGACTTCACAATCTATGAACCAAAAGAAACTTACGAATATAAAATCCCTGACACCAGAGAAGGATGGGTTGAATCTACAGCCGCCCTCATCAATTCCTACCTCAAGCCAGATACGAAGGCTCCATTATTTGATTACGAAGAAATCCGTCCAGCAGGCGCACCAATCAAGACCTTTGGTGGGACCGCAGCAGGACATGAACCCTTAAAGAAGTTACACGACCATATTGTCTCTATGTTTACCGGTAGAGCTGGAGAGAAGTTATCTAAGACTGATATCGCAGATATCGGCAACATGATTGGTGTCTGCGTTGTTTCAGGGAATGTACGTCGCAGTGCTGAGCTTCTTATAGGTCAGATTGACGATGATACCTTCTTAAACCTTAAGAACCCAGAGGTCTTTCCTGAACGTAACTCTTATGACCCTGCTAAGCCAGGTTGGGCTTGGATGTCTAACAACTCTGTAGAGGCAAAGGTCGGTTCAGATTTCTCTAAGATTATTGACGGCATTGTCCGTAATGGTGAGCCTGGAGTTGTGTGGATGGATGTATCACGCAGGTACGGTCGTCTAATTGACCCACCTAACAACAAGGATTGGCGTGTTACTGGGTACAACCCTTGTGCTGAGCAGTCTCTTGAATCTTACGAGTGTTGCACACTTGTTGAGACTTACTTAAATCGTCACACTGACTTAGATGACTTCAAAAGAACATTGAAGTTTGCTTATCTTTACGCCAAGACTGTGACTCTTCTTCCGACGCACTGGGAAGAAACAAACGCAATTATGCAACGCAACCGCCGTATTGGAACATCAATCTCTGGTATCGCTAACTTTGCAGACAACAATGGTTGGACTGTATTGCGTGACTGGCTAAACACTGGCTACGAAGTCGTAAAGAAGTATGACGAGTCGTACTCTGAGTGGCTTGGAATTCGTCAGTCAATCAAGATGACTACAGTAAAGCCATCGGGAACAGTTTCTATTCTTGCTGGTGAGTCTCCTGGAGTTCACTGGGCATCAGGCGGTAAGTTCTTTAACAGAGCAATCCGCTTTGCAAACTCTGACCCAATGCTTCCGCTATTTAAGATGGCTAACTACAGAGTTGAACCAGCCTCTGAATCTCCAGAAACAACAAGTGTTGTCTTCTTCCCAATTGAAACGGACGCAAAGAGAGCCGAAAAAGAAGTTTCAGTTCACGAAAAGGTTGCACTTGCTGTAGTTGTACAGCGTTACTGGTCAGATAACTCTGTCTCTGTAACCGTCACATTTGACCCTGAAAAGGAATCAGACTCTATTGCTTCTATCTTGCACATGCACGATGGTCAGCTAAAGACGATTAGTTTCCTACCAATGGGTAACATGGTCTATCCTCAGATGCCTTACACACAGATTACATCTGAAGAGTATGAAGAAGGTCGTATGAATCTAATGCCAATTGACTTATCAGGTGTCTACGCAGGTATGGCAGCCGATGCTATCGGAGAGGCTTACTGTACAACAGACGCTTGTGAGGTCAAATTAATCAAGGACAGTAAATGAAAATAAAGTGCTTACAATGTTTTGAAGAGTTTGAAGAACTACCAAAAGAATCTTCTGACGGTATTTGTTACTCGTGTAGAGACTAAGAAAAAGCCCCCCAGTTATTTGGGGGGCTTCTTCTTTTACTTCTTTCCTTTAGGCTGTTTGTTACTAGCCGCTGCAGAACGTGCTTGTTTCCTTGCTTTCTGTGCTGCTTTACGAGCAGCGGTTGTATCTTCTTTTGCTTTTGCTTCTCCTTTTGCAGCTTTGTCTGCTTTTGCTCTTGCTTTCTCTTCTGCAAAAGGGCGAGTCTTATCTCTAATGACTGTAATAATCTTCTTTGGGTGAGGAGTGGTAATCACTTTAATTACGTGGTCAATATTGTCTGGGTCACGGTCTTCGTGAAGGATATTTCCATTTTCTTGTGTTGTTTGACGACCACTCTTTACTACATTTGAAGCAAGGCGATAGTCTACATCTCGTTCAAAAGAACGGTCTCCTGCGTGGTATGAAGTGGCTAATGGAATTGACATAAGTACAAGGATAAAGAAAAAGCCCTGATTTCTCAGGGCTTATCCTTACTTACTTAAAATCCTTTTGGCTTCATTAGCCTTGATACTCATAAATCCAGTCTTTCTTGGATTCATACTTCCAGGCTTTTTGTAACCTTCGCCTTTAGGCATATTTGCAATTCTTGTTGCTAATGCTGCTGCAACCTTGTCGTGATGCTTTGCCATTGACTACCCCCTCTCCTTCTCTGAGTGTAACACAAAAAGAAAACCCCCTCATTTCTGAGGGGGCTTCCATTATGCGCCTGCTTTTGCTATGGCTTTTGCTTTTTGCTTTGGCTACGACTTATGCTTAAGAAGGGAACTTCTTTAACCAACGCTTTACAACGTCAGTCTCTGTTCCTTTCCACGCGCTCCAGTCTTTACCTCCACCGCTCATAAAATAAGCGATTTGGGCATTTACCACAGGGTTGAACAGTTCAGCATTTGAAGCCAAATTGAACTTAGTCCTTCTTGCATCTCCCAATGAACCAATCATATTGATTTGGAATAGACCATAGGAGTTGTCTCCTGTCTTACGATTACCGTTGTGAGATAGAGGACTACCATGTGATTCTTTCATCGCAATAGCCCACGCTTCTTTAAGGT